TTTTTCTGAAGCAATGGATTTATACAATGCATTGTTACAAGAGGGAGTTGCAAAGGAGTGTGCGAGATTTGTTCTCCCATTAGCAACACCTACAAGAATCTATATGACTGGTTCTGTTAGATCGTGGGTACATTATATTGACCTACGTTCTGCACACGGAACACAGAAAGAACATATGGATGTAGTAGAAGCAATTCGGTCTATCTTTACCGAACAATTCCCTACGGTCTCAGAAGCCCTTGACTGGGCTAAATAACTACCCCCTATTGTATTCATATGGCAACATACCCTGTCGTTAATCAGCAAACTGGTGAACAGAAAGAAGTCGCAATGAGTGTCACTAAGTGGACTCAATGGTGTGAAGATAATCCAGATTGGATTAGAGATTGGTCAGACCCTTCTACTGTACCTGGTAGTGGAGAAGTTGGAGAGTGGAGAGATAAACTAGTTAATAAAAATCCTGGTTGGGGTGAAGTTCTGAAGAATTCTGAAAAAGCAGGTGGTATTTCTGGACGTTTAGCACGAACTAGAAACATTGGTACAACACAGGGGAACGATTAGTATGCCAAGAAAAAAGAAATCAGCAGCTGACCCAATAGGAGTTGGACTAACCGCAAAGCAGATGAAAAGAAAGAAACCAATTAATGTAGATTTTTTAAGAGACATTGATCCTCTTACAGATAATCAGCAACTATTGTTTAACTCTTATGCNAGTGGTAAGAANCTTGTTGCCTATGGTGCAGCAGGAACTGGTAAGACTTTTATTACTTTATATAATGCATTGCANGATGTATTAGACCCTCATAGTCATGCTGAAAAAATCTATATTGTAAGGTCACTTGTTGCTACTAGGGAGATTGGATTCTTACCTGGTGACCACGATGATAAGTCCTTACTTTATCAGATTCCTTATAAGCATATGGTAAAGTATATGTTTGAGATGCCAAGTGAAGCAGACTTTGAAATGCTCTATGGCAATCTAAAGACTCAAGGAACAATTGATTTTTGGAGTACATCATTTATACGTGGTACTACATTTGATAATGCTATTATTATCGTAGATGAATTTCAGAACTTGAATTTTCACGAGTTAGATAGTATAATAACAAGGGTAGGAGAGAACACCAAGATTATGTTCTGTGGTGATGCTACTCAGACTGACCTTGTAAAACAAAATGAAAGAAGTGGTATTGCTGATTTCATGAGAGTTCTAAGAATAATGCCATCAGTTGACATTATTGAATTTGGAGTAGAAGATATTGTTAGGTCAGGACTGTGTAAAGAATATCTACTTTCTAAATTGGAACTTAATTTATGACCTTTGAGCATTGTAATTTTCTTGGTGATCTTGAATTAGATAAAAAAGAAACTCCTGGNTGCCGACTGTATCATCTTCCCGATGGTCAGTGGGTTCCTTCTATTACCTCGGTTACTTCCTTTTATAATAGGCAAATCTTTATTAACTGGCGTAAGCGAGTTGGTATTGAGGAAGCAAATCGTATTACTAAGAAAGCAACTGCTCGTGGAACTGATTTCCATGAAGCAGCACAGGCATATCTAGAGAACAAAGAACTTAACTGGGATGATTATAGACCAGCAACTAAGTTTATGTTCCACCATGCTACACCATATCTGGACAAGATAAATAATATACACGCTATAGAAAGAACCCTTTACTCTGAGTACCTTGGTCTTGCTGGTAGAGTTGATTGTATAGCAGAGTATGAAGGTGAGTTAGCAGTCATAGATTTTAAGACATCTGAAAAGATTAAACCTGAAAAGTGGTTGGAGAATTACTTTGTTCANGAGACCTTTTATGCTGCAGCTTACTATGAACTAACAGGCATCTCCGTCAAGAAATTGATCACCCTTATGGTAACACCTAGTGGTGAAGTAAAAGTGTTTGACAAAAGAAACAAAGGGGATTATATTAAACTTCTAGTTCGTTATATTAAAGAATTTGTATCAAACAATACTGAGGCAACAAATGTCAAAGAATGAATTAGAACAGGTGATGGCAGCAAAGTTCTTTTGCCCTGCTAGATTTGCTGAAGAAATAGAATCACTTGTCTTACTTAATAAAGACATGAACTATATTGATGCTATCGTTTATTTCTGTGAACAAAATAAAATAGAGGTAGATGCAGTTCCCAAACTTATATCAAAACCTTTAAAAGAAAAAATTAAGTGTGATGCACAAGAACTTAATTTTATGAAAAGAACTACTAGAGCAAAACTTCCTATATGAAATGATGCCCTTTGATGCTTACCGTTGTTATCTCTCTTTAAAAAATCACTTCACTAAAGACCACTATGATTATCATAAGTATGGTGGCAAGACTAGAGCAACTCATCAAGCCTTCTATAAGAGAAAGGATAGGTTTTGGTTTGAGAAGTTTGCAAGAAAGAAGAATGATAAAGAAGTAGAAGAGTTTTTTGTATCTAATTTTATCAGCACCACTGATCCTGCTACGATGTGGATTGGTGATATGATAAAGAATGGAGAAGCAAGATATGTTGATTGGAAGAAGAAGGTACAGTCACTAACATATACATTTAAAGAAGAAGCAAATGAACTCTTTGATGAGCAGAAGATGGATGAAGTATTTGATTGTTCAAAAGGACATCCACCAATCTTAAAGAGTTATCTAAGTGGGAAAACCTCACTTGAGACATTAGTAATATGTGATAGGATATTAGGGTATAGAAAAAACTTTGATAAGCATATGAGTGACCCAGTGTGGGAAACCGTCAGTAAGAAAATAAAAAAATATGAACCCTTCCTAAATATAGATGTATTCCGCTACAAAAAAATCCTGAAAGAGATTGTACTATGACTGAATTTTTTAAATCAGAAGTGGTTCGGGCAGCAATGGCTGAACTTAGTGAGTTGCAGGAAGAAGTTTACAAAAATGTATTCAAGTTTCCTACAATGTCTCCAGAGGATAAAGCATATCATATTGATATCTTAGAGAAGTTAATGGAAAAGCAGCAGGTAATGTATGCAAGGTTATCCTTGTCTAATGATCCTGAAGCTCAACAAATGAAAAAGCAGATTGAAGAATCTGCAGTTACTATGGGACTCCCTAAGAACGTTGATATGAATACAGTATTCAAGGATATGTCAAAAATGATTGACCTTATGAGGTCGCATGTTGACAAAGAACTTGAGTCTTGATATAGTAGTAACTGGGTACACAAAAGCCAAATCTAAAAAAATCCAATGTCATTTAAAGACCTAAAAAAACAGTCCTCTCTAGGATCTTTGACTCAAAAATTAGTCAAAGAAGTGGAGAAGATGAACACTACTAGTGGTGGAGCAGATGAAAGACTCTGGAAACCAGAAGTAGATAAAACAGGTAACGGTTATGCCGTTCTCCGTTTCTTACCAGCACCAGAAGGTGAAGATATTCCTTGGGCAAAGGTTTATTCACATGCTTTCCAAGGACCAGGTGGTTGGTACATTGAAAACTCTTTGACCACAACAGGTGGCAAGGATCCAGTCTCAGAGTACAATCGTGAACTCTGGAACAGTGGTAATGAATCCGACAAGGATGTTGTTCGTAGACAGAAGCGTAAGCTTTCTTACTATGCGAACGTCTATGTCGTAAAAGATCCTACCAATCCTCAGAATGAGGGTGGAGTATTCCTCTATAAGTTTGGTAAGAAGATCTTTGATAAGGTTATGGAAGCAATGCAGCCTGAGTTTGAGGATGAGTCACCGATTAATCCTTTTGACTTCTGGCAAGGTGCTAACTTCAAGTTGAAGATTGTCAAGAAGGATGGTTACTGGAACTATGATAAGTCAGAGTTTGATAAAGTATCTCCTGTTCTTGAAGATGACGATGCACTAGAGGCATTGTGGAAGAAGCAGTATTCACTTGCTGCTGTTACTGCACCAGACCAATTCAAGTCATATGATGACCTGAAGAAGCGTTTGGATTATGTCTTAGGACATAAGCAACCTGCTCGTCGTGTAGATGAAGAGGTTTTAAATGAAGATAATAGTCGTGGATCATTTACTCCTGATTTCAAGAGTAGAGAACCAGTAGCTGCTGCACCTGTAGCATCTAAATCATCTGATGAAGATGATGCTCTGAGTTATTTTCAACAACTTGCTGACGAATAACTAAGAATATAGTCTAATATTTTCTCCTCTTTTTAAGGTTCCATTCACATACTGACTGGAACCTTTTTTATATGCCATGATTTCTTCCATATCATCTCTGACAACATTCAAGTATCTCTGTTTGAGTAGGAATATATTTCTTTTCTTATCTTCTATCTTTGATTCATACTCATAGTTAGTTACTGGAGTAGTAATTTTTTCTGCTCTAGTTTCTCCATCCATAAAGTAATCGTAGAATGTAACCCCTATACCAGCAGCAACATTAAGACCTGCTGGAACAATGACTGTACCTGCACTATTCTTTACTTCTTTTGTTTCACTATGATGAACACCATTATATAACCAATCATATGCAGATGTGAATGGTGAGGGAAAGTTATTATATTTGTCTAGTAAGTATCTGTCAAAGTCTTGTTGTGACATAGGCCACTCAGATTGTATGTTGATAATATTATTACACTGAAGAACTAACCAGTCTAGTGAAGAATCCTTATAGAAATCAAAGGCAACATTATCTGGTCTATCATCACCTTTAATCTCATACTTAGTGAAGACAGTTGTGTCTTGAAATATATCTTCTCTAAGATAACCTTTCTTAAAAAGATTTTTTACTTTGATGTAGTCAGATATCCCTGCATCAGGAAGTCTACTAACATATTCAAAGTCTGGAACTTGCTTGAAATAACTTGACATTTTAGAAACCTATGGATGAGTCGCCATCACTTGGGAATTCATCATTAAATACTGGTTCGATTTCAGTAAAGGTCATGTTCATTTGGTATGCTTGCATTGAACCATCTTCATATACTGAATAGTTATTATTTGGTGTATAGTTTACACCTAATGATTGTAGAGCACACTCCTTTGAATTTTATTTAAGAACTTATGATCCCTACTACCTCTATGTAGGTATTGCATCTGGAATGTATGAGGTGACTTGAGGAATAAATTTGATTCACTTCTGATAGGAGCCATTCCTTGTTTAAAGAACCTAAGAATTTTTACGATGGTTCTAGATTCACGGGTATTTCTTGGTGATAATAAGAAGTTAAAATTAAAATGGTCTCAATGCAGGAGCATTGAATAATAATTCCATATTTGGATTCAATATATTACCTGTTGTTCTTCCTAGAAGTGCATTTGGATTTCCTCCAGTTGCTGCAGCAGCTAAAAGCATTTTGAATTGCTTCTTTAACAGCAGGACTATTACTTGATAGTGCATCTATTGTACCATCGATTGCACTTTTTTCTGATGTATCACCCATCAATTCTTTAGCAATTCCTGCTGCTTGCATTTGACCAACGTTCATAGAGTTTGGTCCCCAACTTACGTTAGTTTGGTCTCCAATTCCTGCTGGTATTGGTAACACAATACTACCAATAATTTTTCTACCTTTAGGTCTATCAGAAGGACCGAATGAACCACCAGTTGAAGTAAGACCTTTGGGTACATACTCCAGCATATTAAATTTAATTACATCTTGGTCAGTTCTTCCTATACCTTCAGGAAATGTGAGTGGAGCACTGCCACGAGCACCAGGAAAAGATNTNCTAGTTCCTTTTGCATTTGGATCATTACTTGCTGCTGTTGATAGAGCACCACCTGGTGTTTTTTCTGCATCTGCTATCGAAGNATCTCCTGAGGCTTCTTCATTAGCAGATTTGTTTGTTTTAAATAATTCTTGTGTTTTTTTCGACTGCTCCTCTATAACTATCTCCACCTTGTGCTATTGCTTTTGTTGTAACTGTCTGTGCTGATTGTCTAGCATCAGTAGTTCCTTCNGAAGAATTAAAAAATGTATTTTCTCCAGCAGTTCCACTACCTCCAGTGCTTGAAAACTTTTTAGTCTTAGGATCTATTGTGCCAATTGTTGTTTCTGTCAACGCACTCGCTCCCAACCCAGAAGTATTACCACTGACAGTACCCTTTCTCTTAACAGTTATTACACCTGTCTTTGTATCGGTTAATGTATAGTATTGTCCTGGTAGATTCCCTGCTTTAAATTGATCTTTAACTGCGGAACTACCGTAATATTCTGGCATTATACGATTTTTTAACTATTTAGCGAGGATTGAATATGAATTTGGCATAAGGTATATTAAGAAGGTCATCAAGTTCATTACGTTGTACGATATAAAGTTGACCTGCTAGTTCATTCCATGTATAGTTTCTAGATTTTCTCCAATGAAAGTTTAATCCTTTGAATCCCCAACGTTCTAATGAGGTACAAGCAATCAATGGATGTTGATCGTATGGTTTACCAGGTGTCTTTGCATTATATACAAAGGTATAGAAACCTCCTACTTCAGGTATAGGAGTAACTGTGTCATTTAATGCACCCATTATTTCTAACATCATTTCTTCAGGGTCATTAGTTTCATTATTTAATTCACTGAGAAATTGTCTGACACGATTATCTTCTGCATCTGCTGCAGCATTAAATCCAAATGAATCTTGTTCTCTTGCTTTAGCAGCATCTCTGTCTGCTCTTTGTTTGAGGGTTTTTCTTGGCATTATCTTATACCTAATTCTCTTTCGGTAATAATCTTAAACTCAATTCGTTTATCTTTGCACCATTCATCTGCTGCTTTCCATTTTGCTTGNTTCATAGCATAGGTTTTACACTCGTAGATATATGATTTGGTCACTTTCTTTTTTGGTTTAGGTGGTTTAGTTTGCTTTTAGAGGTTTAACTTCTATTACATAGGTTCTAAGTTGACCTGTATTTTCTTTTACTTTAATGATAAAGTCTGGGTAATAACGCCGAACCTTACCATCAGGAGCACGGTAGGGTATAAAGAACTCTTCACTCCCCCACTCTACAATGTTTTCATTTAAGTCACACCAACCACAGAACTTAGTCTCCCAAGAACTACGGCAGATAATGTTATTAGGATTACCTTTATATTTCTTGGGAAAAGATGGTCTGTATAAACTCTTTTTACTTTCGGCCATACATAATATATAAGGTAAAAATTATTTATAGATGGCACAACTAGGAAAAGTAAGATCTGTTTCAAAAATCAAATCAGATTTACTAAGACCAGCATTAACTTCTGTATTTGAGGTAGAGGTTCCTATCCCTAATCTCTCGCCTGGATTGCAAACAAATGACACATTAAATCTAATGTGTTCGGAAGCATCTTTACCTGGTTCTTCCTTGGCAACAATGGAAATTAATAATGATTTTACTGGAGTTACTGAGAGATATGCACATAGAAAAGTATTTGATGATAGATTGGATTTAACATTTTATGTTGATGCTTCAGAGTATTTACCGATTTAAATTTTTTGAAGCATGGATGAAGTCGGTTGTTAATGAAGATGTGATAGATGCAAAGTCAAAAAATTATTCATATAGATTAAATTATCCTGATAACTATGTGGCAGACCAAGGATTAAAGGTAAGAAAATTTGAGAAAGATAGAAGACAATCTTTAGAGTATGAATTCTTTAGGTCATATCCCATACAGATAACATCAATGCCAGTTTCATATGAGGCATCTTCATTATTAAAATGTACTGTATCAATGACGTATCTAAGGTATCTAATTGTAGATAGTACGGATTCTCTTTATGACGCTTCATTGAATCCTCTTCAACAAGCAAACTTTAATGCTGGAGGTATAGTTGGTGGGTTAGGTTAATAGCTGGTGTAGACGTAAATTAACTGGTAATGATCTTCTAGGTGATATTGCTGGTGGTATCGCAAAAGGATTTGTAAACTCAAGGTTTTAGAAAAGGGGTATAAATAAAGTACATTGAATTGTATTAGGATATTATGCCTTTACCAAAAATTGCGACTCCTACCTATGAGTTGGAGCTACCATCTTCTGGAGAGTTAATTAGATATAGACCTTTCCTTGTGAAAGAGGAAAAGGTTTTGGTGATTGCTTTAGAAAGTGAAGATACTAAACAAATAACTACTGCAATCAAAGCAGTGCTTAAGAGTTGTGTTCTTACCAAAGGAATTANAGTAGAAACTCTTCCTACATTTGATATTGAATTTTTGTTCCTTAACATCAGA